CAAGTCTGTTAAAGTTATCTTTGTACCCCTAAGCTCTCCCGGTGTTCTCTCTTGCTCAATAAATATTTCTAACGCTCTCAGTAAATCCTGCATATAGGGCAGGGAATACTCCTGAGTAGGCTCAGGCAGTCTCGGCGCTGGCACATTAATTACAGCCATTAGCGCCTGCCATCTGGGCGTATGTCAACGCGAGGTGAACCCAGCTTCCATTTTGTGCCTAGAGCAGATGAGTCAACCTTTATGGCGAATGACCTACCCCTTACCCTTAGATTAAGAAGCTCTGTAAAGGTCTCTACAGGGGACGATGCTGTTCTTACGGTTGATCCACTAGATGTGCTTCCGTAGGCCGCGCCGGGTTCTGTACGGGCTTTTAAAGTAAATGTTGCTTGAGGGCTAGACAGGGCCGTTGAGCCAACAAATGTTAGATCAGGCACTACCGTTGTGGCTAGAGTAAACCTATCTCCGTCACCTATATCCATTGGTGCTGACTCAATAAACGAAGCCATGGCTGATCCGTCATCGTCATACTCAAACTCATGGTTATATAAATAACCGCTCTCAGCAGCTATAGGAAAGGTTCTTATGCCCCTGTCGATCCAAGCTGACCTACTTAGGTTGCCGTAATACCAAATGTCATCTTTGTAATTGTATATAACGTACTTGTCGTTTTCTCCTGAGCCGCCGCTGGCTAAAGAGTTTGTCTCAGATGGGTAAAGCCATATCACCTCTGAAAATTCAGAGTTAATTCCTCCATACACCTTATCCGACTGAGAGAAGTTAAAATCGTTAAACACATGATCTTTTACTGTGCAGTTGAGCTGCTTTGTCTGACCTGAGTAAGTGTAGAAGTTATCTATACCCATCCAGTAGACAACGTCTTCTGTTGCAACAGCAGCATTAGGTCCCATAATTGTGATGTTTGAAGCTAACTGTTGTATACCAAAAGTAAACGGTGGCCCAATAAACCTCATTGAGTGAAGAGATGTATCAGTCCACACAAGAATTTCACGCTTTGTCTCTACCGCTTGCACAAACTCAGAGCCAGAGCCGAGTATAAGGTCACCAGCAGTATTTGTGCTTGTTGGATACCAATCAACTGCGTTCTCTTGGCTAGAGAATCTAACAAGCAGGGGGTCCTGCACACCATTACCTTGAGCGGCACTTGAGCTAGAATTAATTGCGTCACATCCAAACGCCAGAACATGCCTGTCCTGATCTGACACGAGTATCTGCTTAGCTATCTGTGGAGCTGATTTAGCCCCACTTAGGGTCGAAAGCTCTACAGCCCTAGCGCCCAGACCTACCCCTTTGTCCCAGTAGTACACGTTTGAATCTCTTGGGTTGATAATTAAATCTTCACCAAAATTATCATGCGACCATAGTCTAATTTCAGCTATCGTAGTAATAGACGATCCTGAACCCCAACCAAGTCTTCCCCATGTACTGGAACCCCAACCAGTACCGCCAACCTGTGAGTTTAGCCCAACATTGATTTGATACTTGCCTACAACTGAACTGCCGCCATTACCTGTGTCGGAACCATTGGCTGTAGCAGAAACAACTATTTGATACTGACTTGAGCTTATAAGTGCGGTTACTTGATGCTCGGCGTTTAGTATGGCTGCTGTTATATTACCACCTAAAGTGGCAGCGCCAGAAAATTCAACAAAATCATTTAATACAGCGCCGTGATTTGCGTCCATTACTATAATGGTTGTGGAGCCGTTGGTCGCGGCAAACGTAACATCACCAGCCGCTGTGGTCGATCTCAGTGGGGTGATGTCATTAAAGCCTCCACCCTCTTCTATATAGTATTTTAGATGAGTCCCTATGCCTAAAAAGTTAGACCCGTCTAAGGCTATCCAATTGTGGAGAGCGCGAGCGGCCCCCTGAAAGGTGTTGACGCTATACTTTAGCCATCCACCAATCTTCTCTGGAAAACCAAGACGAAATCTTATCTTGTCGCCATCTACCCAGCCGCCCTCATTAGAATAAGATGTAACATCTTTGTTTATTCCGGGTCTGAATTGTAATTTTTGAAGAGGCATTTAGCTTCTCTCTTATGCAGGCTGTGTTACAGAGCTAAGATTTAGAGGGTCACCAGTAATTATTTCTGACGCCTCTTCACAGGCACTGGGAGAGACTATCTTCCACTGATACCACCTGTGATTACTGTTAATGTTTTGTGTGGCTAGAGTTATTATCTGGTAATAGTAGGTAGTGCTTGTTTGAGTAAGGCTTGCTATTGATCCATTTGAATTAAATACCAGTGAATAACCTCTTGCGCCTCCATTGCCACTACTTGAAACATATGAAGAGTACCAATAAAACACTACATCATTTACTGCTGTTGGGCTTGTACCCCCGTACAAATACATAAGGCTTGCTTGAGCATTTTTATTCTGAGACATCCCAAAGTTAATATTTTGATTTAAAAACCCTGTTCCTGCCCTAAAAACTGGAGAGTAAATAGTGAATGGGTTATACAACAGACTACCAGAATATGACTGAGGTGCTGCCGTGCTATTTGCCGAAGTAACACCTAAAGCAATATATGCATGCAATCGGTAGTAGTATAATCTAACACGAATATCTCTTGTTGTTGTGGCTGTCGCGCCATAGAAATCTGACAACGACAAGGCCCCAGATGTAGGGACATTTGTATTGCCAGAAGAGACTAAGCTACCATTCCTGTAATACTCACTAAGGGCATGAGGAGCAGACCCCCCAAACTCACCGACTAAGCTATTTATGCTTATTGTTCCAGAACCGGGAAGTGTCATAACTATATACCGCTATAAGCTGTTACATCATCTTCTACATCTAGCGCACCAGCGGCAGTCATTCGTATCTTAGTGTTACCGCTGTACTTAAATAGAAGGTTGTTACTTCCGTCCACTTCTATAGTCCAGTTTCCTAATGTGAGGCTTGAACCAAGACTTGCAGAAGCGTTAGCAAATGAAAGAACCCCAGAGCCATTTGTTGTTAAGACCTGAGATGCCGTACCATCGGCGCTTGGGTAGGAAAGATTGCTTATAAGAACCTTTCCAGTTCCGTTTCCAGCTAAGGTTAAGTTAGCATTTGTATTTGTGACACTTACGGCGTTTCCGTTAATGTTTACGTTGTCTACATTAAGGTAGCCACTAATACGGGCTTCTCCAGTTACGTTAAAGGCTCCTGTGCCATGTGGAACTATGTCTATATCCCCATTTGAGACAGAAACAATATTCTTACCATTAACATCTAAATCCCCCCCAAGCTGAGGAGTCAGGTCGTTAATTAGGTCTGTGCTAGGGGTTAGGCTTTTAAATACGCCAGAGCTGCCACCACCATCGCCCGTGACTGCTTGCGTTGAATTTGGTGAGATCTCTACGCCATTAGATGTTGAATAGGTAACACCTAGGTAAATAACTCTACATGCTCCATCTGTTTCGTTCTTTATAGTGTAGTGTTTTTTCTGATCAGTAGGGGTTACCCTAAGCTCAAACGTAGCGCCCGGACTGCCCGTTAAAATAATAACAGGCGCAATACCGTTGCTAAGAGAGCCATCACTTGTTGTTAGGTTTGTACTACCAGATATACCTATAGATACCTGACCATGAACGGCACGGTCAATTATATCAAAGTTTGTATTTGTAGTTACGCCCCAAGTTCCTGACTGATCACCAGTACCCGGCTTTTCAATGCCCGAATTTTGCGTGTATGTACTAGCCATCTATACCACCTTTTTAATCCATTGCTCTATTGTACCACTAGCGTTTATTGGTGTCCATGTCCCGCCAGAGGCGTTTATCTGACTCCATGTCTCTACAGGAGTGTTAGCGTCTATCTCAAGCCAAAGCAGATCACCATTTATTGTTTGTATAAACGCAAACTCTACATTGAAGTTGTTTCTGTAAATTAATATTCCGGCAGTTTGAATAAAATCAAACTCAACAAAGTTTTCAGAAACCCCGTTAAGCACCCTACTCCCCTCAGACCCTTGCGTAAAATCAAAGAACTGGCTTGAGTGAGCAGAGTATAATGCGTTAGCAGAAAGAGACTGCACAAAGTCAAAGCTTTGCTCAGACACACCGCTTGCAAACCTTATTCCAGAGGCATTCTGAGTAAAGTCAAATGACTGCTCAGATATACCATTCTTTACAAGAATACCATCTGTATCAGCAACGAAGCCAAATGACTTCTCCACTATACCAGTGGCAAACCTTAATGCGTTGGCGCTCTGCTCAAACTCGGATGTGACACCAATAGTGCCAGTTAACGTGCCAGCGCCTATTCTGCTTATGCTAGATATAGCCTCTAGGCTAAGACTGCCACTTGCTTGAAGGTTAGCAAAATCAGAAGATATAACAAAGTTGGCATCAGCAGTTGCAGAACCAAAGGATAGAATACCTTGATCCGCGATAGCCCTTTCGGATAATGCCAACTCACCAAACATTAATCTGCGTCCTCTATTTTGGCAGCGGCAAGAATTGCATTGTGTTCTTCAGCAGAACCAATAGTTAAAGTCTTTTCAGCCAATTGTTTTTGAATTTCACTGTACACTGTATTATCAGGGTCTAAAGGAATGTAGCTAGGTGTACCATCAATTGTTGCCTTTATCCCAACCGCATCAGAACCATTAACAATCGCTCCGGTATCATCCCTGTCCACCAAATAATAAGCATTAGTAATTATCATTTTATAACTCCGCTTTTGCTATTACATGTCCACCCATTATGTTAGAGGCGGCGGATATATTTATCCCGTGTATTCCTCGTTCTCCCATTTGATACACAGCAGACACAGAGTCGTTTGTGCTATGAGAAAAACCACTGGAAATATGACTAATTCTATCCACGGTTCCACCTAGACTGTAAAAAGTAAGTGCTGGCGTTGCTCTCATGGGTGTAGGAAAAACAATAACAAAATTATTGTGCCATGTTACAGCCGTGCTACCGTCAGGTCTACAGTATGCAGCGCCATTACTGGTCCCTGCGGTCCCAATAGCAACGCCGAGTTTGTAAGTGTGAAAATAATACCGCTGACACTTGCGTAACGTAGTTCCAAAGTCCTCATGCTCAAACGGCGTGGCTACATCTCCGATTTCAAGCTGGACGCCTGTGATGAAGAATGTTGCGCTACTCGTTTCTGTTAATTTTACTGTGCTTTCAACGCCAAACATATTAGTACCAGTTGTCCAAGAACCGGCGGCAATGTCGTAGTTAGACCCTGCGCCCAAATCCCAGAAAAGATTGAAACCAATACCCGTGTCAGTAGGCCAAGTGCCCGATGTATCACCGGGAATTGCAACAGTTACATATTCCCATGTGTTCGCAGAACTTATGGTATATGTACCGCCATACGCCCTATTTCCAGCTTGGTTCCTAATGCTTACTCCGAAAGTTCCTGTCAAACTGGACTTGACATGAAAAGATAATATGATGGCTTTCGCAGCACTGGTTCCAAAGCCAAGATGCGATATGTTCTGGCCTTCAATGGCTTGCCGTAAGATAGCATAGCCCGTTGTACTAGCACCTGCACCAGTGCCTGCTGTTACCTTAATACTGTTTTTAAAGTTGTCAGGGGTATCAGTTGATTGTTCAAAAGTCATAGCATTTACAGGTGAGCCGTGACCTAAAGCAAATCTGTCCACTGTGTAAATATCCGCAGTGCTTGTGCCACTCGTTCCCCTTTGACTAACAGTCATCTCACCATTGATAATCAAGTTCCTGTTCGACAAGCCACTTGCTGCCGGGGAACCTAGATCAGCTATTTCTCTTGCACGGCTCATATCTTACTCCGGCTTCGTAGGCCAAGTTACATCGTCAAGGCTTGTGGCGCTCTTGGTAATGTCACGCAGTGCCTGACGGTATGCTGTACGAGCGCCGCTCATTGAACCAGCTAAGTCACTAGATGCCCACCAGTCTGTCTCTGCAATTAAACGGTCACGCTCTTCGCGTAGCAGCTTCATAGGCTCCGCCGCCTTTAGCTCATCAGACTTTGCTTTGACCGCTGACCAAGTTGTACCCCAGTCAGATGGCTTGCTGCTTTCGATAGCCGAGCCATTGGAATCAGCGCCCGTAACTTTACGGAACATCTCGTTGAACTCGTCTTCTGTTGTTGGCTCACCACGCAACACCCATTCGGTGATGCCTAGTTCTGTGAGTGCTTGTGATATACTCATTTTCTTCTCCTATCCCAGTAAAAACCCTGAAAAATATGTGCAATTAAATTCACCAGTACCGTATCCATATACATTTTTACTACTGTGTACTTGAACGTAATCATTGACAGAAAGGGATGCTACAATACTTCCACCCGCCGATGAATCGTTATCTTCATAAGTGTAACTTTGTTCAACGGCGTAAGAAGACCCATTTATATACAAAGATATTGAGTAATATGAGTCCACTCCGTCATTATTACTCAAAGCGTGAAATGAAAAACTATAAAGCCCTGCTATTGGCGCAACAAACTTTCCATCGCTTGTATTGTAATGCGAACCTTGATTTACTAAAGCAGAGTCAAATATAATTATCCCAGCATTTTGG